TACTGAACCACCTGAGGCAATAGTCCTTGATGAGAAACCAAGAATAGAATTGCCAGATGAAGGTGAGTTTATGGGTGACGATGATGTTGAGAAGAGTGAAGATGAAATCAAAGCTGCGGTTGCAGCTGGAAAATATCTACCGACATCATTCTCTGATTATTCTTTCAATGCGCTTGAGGGTAGATATAATACGGAAAGTGCGTCAAGAAGATTAATTGCAGAGCCAAGTGTTCCAGATGACATTACGGAACACGGTGCAGAAACAGGAGAAAATCCAAACATAGCATCTGTAGAGGCTGGTAATCAATCAGTAGGAGCTGTTGAACAGGTTACACTTACGGAACAGAGTGTTGATTATAGTCTACAGATATCAAAACATTATAAGGTTGGTGACGTATCAAAGAATGCGGCGTTCGGACATAAGATAAAAGAACAACACGGTTTAACTCTAGAAGACATAATAAATAATCTCAAGAACTTGGCAACTAATGTTCTTGATCCAATAAAAGACCAATACCCAAATATGTTTATCACTTCTGGTTTCCGCCCAGCGAAAGGTGCATCTCAGCATGAAAGAGGAATGGCTGCTGATATGCAATTTAGTGGTGCATCAAGGTCTGAGTATTATGATATTGCATTGTGGGTTCGTGAAAATGTACCGCACGATCAATTCTTACTAGAATATCAAACTGGTGGTTCTGGTAATCCTTGGTTACACATTTCACTTAAACCGTCTGGTAATAGATTTGATATTGCAACTTTTTATAATCATAGAAGATATAAAGAGTACGGTAAGTTCTATCAGATATACGCATAGGAATAATTATGCCTGAAGTAACAAGAGTTGGATTAGATAGTCATGTAGGTCACGCAAGTCCTACACCTAATCCGTTTCACCAAACCGCATACGCAGCTGGTTCACCAAATGTATTTACAAATGGTGCAGCGACTGTTAGGATTGGAGACACAACATCATGCGGAGATCCAGCAACAGCTGGAAGTTCAACCGTATTTGTAAATGGTATAGGCGTTCATCGAAAAGGTGACGCAACAGGTGGACACGGTTCATGGGTGCCTAATGCATCCAACTCTGGTTCGTCTAACGTATTCGCTGGAGGATAAGATGTACGAATATAATTGTAAGATATTAAGAGTGGTTGATGGTGACACAACAGACGTTGACATTGACTTGGGGTTTGGTGTATGGTTGAGAAAACAACGTATACGTTTTTATGGTATTGATACACCAGAATCTAGAACGAGAGACTTGGAAGAAAAGAAGTATGGAACAGCTGCAAAGGAATATGTTAAGGCACATATGCCTGTAGGTTCTAACCAGACTCTTGTGACTGTCAAGGATGGGAAGGGTAAATATGGTAGGATACTTGGTCAATTTAAATTGACTGATGGAAGTATTCTTAATGATAAGATGATATCAGAACATCATGCTGTTGCATATTATGGACAGTCGAAAGATGACATAGAAGAAGAACATATAAAGAATAGAGCTCTAGTCGTTTTGTAATTTCGTTATAAATACAATTAAGGAGAATTAAATGGCTGCTAATCCAACTGCATTTAGAGATGCGTCTGCAACAAACGATTCAGATAGAAACGCACAAGTCTTCTCTGACTTGAATTTAAATTTTGTTGCTCATCCTCTTACTGGTGATATAACTAAGCTCACTAATGTTGAAGCAGTGAAGAGAAGTGTTCGTAATTTAATTAATACGAACTTCTATGAAAGGCCATTTCATCCAGAGATTGGTTCTGATGTTCGTGCAGTTTTATTTGAACCAGTAACACCAATCGTAGAGAGCGTTCTTTCACGGCACGTTCAAGATGTCATTACAAACTTTGAACCTAGAGTAGAACTTATCAACGTATCATCAACAGCAAACGTAGATCAAAACGCATACAATGTTACCATAGAATTTTTTGTTGTAAACTCTCCATCTGGTGCTCAGACTGTAAACGTATTTTTAGAGAGACTTAGATAAATGGCAAATAAATCAGAAGTTAATGTTACCGAATTAGATTTCGATGCAATAAAAAATAATTTAAAAACATACATGAAGGGCCAGTCAGAGTTCTCTGATTATAACTTTGAAGGTTCTGGACTTTCAACTATCATAGACTTACTTGCATACAATACTCATTATCTTGCAATGAATGCCAACTTTGCAACGAATGAAATGTTTTTGGATAGTGCGACAACTCGTGGTTCAGTTGTATCACACGCAAAGAGTTTGGGATATACTCCACGTTCTGCAAGGGCTCCAGTTGCAAGAGTAGAGATTACTGTAACTAATAATCAGTTGTCAAACTTGACAATGCCTAAAGGTACAAAGTTTTCAACTTCAGTAAACAACTCGACTTATGGTTTTGTTACTAATGAAGATATCACAACACAAATTACAAACGGACTTCTTATCTTTTCAAACATTCCAATCTATGAAGGTACACTCACAACAACAAAGTACACAGTAGATTATAACAATCCAGAAAAGAAATATTTGTTGGCGAATGATAGAGCTGATACGACAACACTTAAAGTGTCAGTACAGAAATCTGCCACAGATACTACATTGGAAACATTTGCACTTGCCAGTGAAATCACAGGCACAACTGGTTCTGATCCAGTATACTTTCTACAAGAAACAGATGACGGTAGATTTGAAGTTTACTTTGGAGATGATGTAATTGGTAAGAAACTTTCTGATGGTAACATTATTATTATGGAATACGTTGTTACAAATAAAACATTAGCTAATAGTGCAAACCAATTTACTGTAACATCTATCAATGGACAAACAAATGTTGCGGTGTCTACTATTCAATCTGCATCTGGTGGTGATGAAGCAGAAACAATTCAATCAATCAAGTACTATGCACCTCTCAGTTATACTGCACAGAAACGTGCTGTCACTGGATTTGATTATAAACAAATTCTTCCTACGATATATCCCAACATTAAAACTATCCAAGTGTGGGGTGGAGAAGATAATGATCCACCAGTTTATGGACAGGTTTATATTTCTATTAGTCCACTTCAAGGAACATTCTTAACTGAAGCTCAAAAAGAAAATATTGTCTCACAATTAAAATCTTATAACATTGCTTCGGTTCGTCCAGTTATTGTTGATCCAGAAAACATTTACGTCATCATGGATGTAAACTTTAGATATGATCCGACAACAACTACTAAGAGTTCTGGTGACTTAGAAACAATAGTTGCAAATACAATTTCAGAATACAGTGATAATAATCTAGAAAAGTTTGACGGTATGTATCGTTTCTCAGAAATATCTAGATTGATTGATACATCCGACACTTCTATCATTAGCAACATTTCTAATATTAGAATGTACAAATCACAAAGAGCTCAGATTAATACTAAGAAACAATATGTTATAAAATTTTATAATTCAATCTATCATCCACATGATGATGAACCACCAGTAATATCATCAACAGGATTTACTGTCGCTGGTTCTACTGCAACACATTTCATTGATGATGATGGTTCTGGTATCGTAAGAGTTTATCAGGTAGTCGCACAATCAAGAGTTTATATAAATGCAAACGCTGGTGATATCAATTATACTACAGGTACAATTACTGTAAATGATTTACAGATCACATCTACTATGAATGGTGATGGTACAATTCACTTCTTTGCAATTCCAGATTCAAATGATATCGTTCCAGTAAGAAATCAACTTTTAAGTATTGATAGTGGTGGTTCAAGAATTACTGCACAGACAGATCAACAGGGAAGTACTCCTTCGCCTGGCTCTCATACTGTGGTTGGTACATTCGGTAAAGCTACAAGTGGTGCTGCAAGTGGTGGAACAACAATCTCTTCAACTTCAAGTTCCTCTTCTTCAAGTTCAAGTTCTTCAAGTTCTGATTCTCATAGTCACTCTTCCAGCTCCTCTGGTTATTGATAGGTTTTTTTAAATGGATGGACGTACTCCAAAACTAACGAATAAGATTTCACCTCATATTCAAAGTCAACTGCCTGAATTCGTTCAGTCAGAACACCCACAATTTATCAAATTTCTGAAACATTATTTTCAGTTCATGGAAGCTGCTCAACTTAAATTGGGCGGTTCAAACGATTATGTTATTCAAGAAACAAATAGTGTAAACTATATTCTTTCTCAGATAGAAGAGAAAGTTGTTCTTGAAGAGTCTGTTGGTAAGTTTCAGGCTGGTGAAATAATTCGTGGTGAGACTAGTGGTTATACTGCCACTATTCTTGTAGACGATTATGATTCAGACCAAGTTCTTTACATTACATCCCAACAAAGATTTGAAGAGGGAGAGAATGTTGTAGGAGAAACCTCTGGTGCAAAGGCCCCAGTTGTTTCATACAAAGCAAATCCAGTACAAAACATTCAACAACTTCTTGCGTATGCCGATACTGACAATACTGTTTATGCATTCTTAGATAAGTTCAAAGCAGCTATTATGGAATCTATTCCAGAGACAGTTGCAGATGGGATATCAAAAAGAAATCTGATGAAGAACATCAGAGACTTGTATGAGACAAAAGGTACGGAAGAAGGACACAAACTATTTTTTAGAATTCTCTTTGATGAAGAGTCCTCTCTCATTTACCCAAGAGAAAATGTTTTAAGGATATCTGATGGTCAGTGGTCTGATGATTTTCTTATGCGTGTTACAGAGATTGGTACATCTGATTACTCACAGATTGTTGGTAGAGTTATAACAGGTGAGACATCTGAAGCTACTGCTGTTGTCCAAACAGTTATCAAGTATAAAGAAGGCGCACAACTTATTGCTGAACTTAATCTTGATAGGACAACAATAAATGGTGAGTTCACTATTGGTGAAACTGTCAACGCTGTTTCTAATGAACTTGACCAACTTATTCGTGCAGAAGTTTCTGGTATTGTTAATGAAACAACAGTAACAGAACAAGGTGCATATTATAAAGCAGGCGATAAAGTTAACTTTGAACTCTTAGGTAGTATCGGAGTTCAGGCTGCCGTTTCTGCTGTAGGTGCAGGCGGTATTGATGAAGTTCATATTGAGAATGGTGGTGTAAACTACACTTATGACGATGAAGTTGTTTTTAATAATTCAAATACAAATGGTGCTGGTGCATCTGCAAGGATTACAATCCTTGGTGGTTCTTTTGTTTTGGAAGACGAAACAGAAGTAGACAACATTGTATATGAAGGTGAAACGCATCACAATGATATTGTCTTAGAACATGTTGATAAACTTTTATTTGAAGATGGTGATCACATTGTTGAAGAGTTCTATACTCTACTTCTAGATAAGTCTAATACATCTGGGGCAGATGCTGGTGATGATCTACTCTTTGAAGATGGTGGTAGGATTATTCGTGAGGGAAGTGAGGGTATTGAGAAACTTCTCAGAGAAGAATCAGAAGAGTTCTTCTTACACCAAGAACAACAGTTAACAGAAACAGACCATCTTATATTAGAAGATGGTAACAATATAATCGTTGAGACACAAACCTTTACTGACTTGAGTGTTGCAGCTGAAGCTACCTCTATTTCTAAAATACGAATGATATCTAATGGTGATGGATATACAACACTACCAACTATTAGTATAAGTTCTAGTATAGGTTCTAATGTATCTTCTTTGGCATTATCAAGAAGTGGTGTTGGTAAAGTATTAGGAATTCAGATTAATAATCTTGGATTAGGCTATAGTTCTATTCCAAAGATTACCATGAACAGAAATATTATAGTTAAAGATATAACTGGCGCTTTCACGATTGGTGATACACTAACAACCCATACTGCATCTATCGTATCTTTTAATCCTACTAATAGGATTTTAGAATTAGAAACACCAGTAGAACATTTCTTTACTGGTGATATTATTAAAACTGCTGGTGGTGCTATTGGTACAGTTGTTCAATGTGAGCATTCAAAGGCTACAACTGCTATTACTGCAATTGCAAATACTGGTGGACAGTTTGTAACTGAAAGAGGACACATAAGCGAAAACTCTATGAAGGTTCAAGATAGTTTCTACTATCAAGATTATTCATATGTTGTTCGTATTGGTGAATCAATTAATCTTTGGCGTGACTCTATTAGACGTTCAATTCACCCAGCTGGGTGGAACGTGTTTGGTGAGGTATCATTTGCAACATCCTTAGCAGATGCACAACTTAATTCTTTGCGTATTCGCAACCCAGCTGCTGGTGATATTATCGACTTCACAGGTGATACTCAAACATTTACACCAGAACTTGCATCTACACTCAGAACACTTTTTGTTGAAGTGTTTGGTAGAAGGTTGGGTACTAAGACTGATGGTACAACACTACGAGCAGAAGAAGGTGATCTTTTACTTGAAGATGGAAATGATGTTCTTCTTGAAACTGGTGACAATATTATCTTTAGTAGAGATATTACTAGAGAAGGTCAAGAGGATGCACCTCTATCATCTGGTACACGAGAACTAACACTTACATCTTCTGTTAGTGTATCTGTGCAATTTAGTGGTGGGATTGCTGGTAACTCACCACAAGCACTTGGCCCAACTCTTGACTTGTTACCCAAGTATGCATTTACACAACCACCAATCGACAGTGTTGCATATGCACAGCACTATCCTGGCTCTGATGGATTTAGATCAAGAGCAATCAGGGCAGATAATGAGGGTGCATACTATACACTAAATCAGTTTGGACATATCAGAGTCGATCAAGTATCAGTAAGGTCTGATGTTACTGGAAGAACAAATTTTTCTAATACAAGTATAAAATTTGACCAAGAAGATAAGTACCAGATTGAAACAAATTCATTTGACGAAACGAATATCATTATTCCTCTTTCTGCATATCGAACAAAAACTAACGTACCACCTCCAGGCGAGATATTTATTTCTAGAGGACTTCGTATTAATGGATTTGATGATACGTTTAGATCATTCGATGACAACAGACAAGAGTTCTCAGAGGCTACTGCATTCGGAACGAATAGATTTGATACTAGTAACTTGAAGTTTGACTTCACCGTTAATAGATTTGATCAGAACAGTGTCAAGTTTGATGCAAACAATGTTACATTTGATCCAGCAACATTCGATGAAAGAATATTCCCTCGTGATACATCTGCAACAAGATTTGAATCATTCGATTCAACCTCTAGACTATTCGATGTGGGTTCACTTGCTGGACTATTCGACTCTACTGCGTTTGGAATGTTACTTGATGGTACGCCAGGCAATCAATTACTTGAAGACAATTCTAATGTTCTTCTTGATGGTACAGATGGAAGTGGAACAAATGCTGGAAGTTTCATATTCCTTAATCAAGATACTGGAAGTTTCACATCACTTGAAGATGCTCTAGGTGGAAAACTAGTTACTGAAACTTCTGATACTGAAACACCTTACACATTCGATATGGTTATTGAACAATTCGATGAGGCACAAGGTGGTGCTATATCATCTTCAGTAACATATGATGAAGGAACGTAATATAAATAACTTAAACCACAGAATACCTTTGACCTAAATGTATAAATAAAGGTATAATAATTTAATAGGAGAAACCAGAAATGGCATATCAACCAATCGGGCGTGGTTCGGCTGCAAATGACGGAACAGGTGATGACCTCCGCACTGGTGCAGGCAAACTCAACGCCAACTTTGTAGAAATCTATACCAAACTCGGTAATGGGTCTGCTCTTAGCGCAGATGACTTTGCTACGTTCACTGGTACAGAAACTTTAACAAACAAAACTTTAACCGACCCAGAAATAGATGGTAGTAGTGGTATCAAATCAGGATCATCTGCTAACCTAAAAATTTCTGCTGGAAACCAAATCGTTGAAATTCGTGGTGGTGGTTCAAACTCTGGATCAATTACACTAAACTGTGAATCGAATTCACATGGACAAAAGCTTCTCGGTCAACCACACTCAGCTGGTGTTACTAACATACAATTGCTTCCTGCTGGTGCAGACTCAACTTTGGTGAGTAGAGTATCAACTGATACACTTACCAACAAGACTATCAATGGTGGCGCCAACACAATAACAGCACTACCAAACTCTGCACTTACAAACAGTCAGATTACTCTTGGTTCAACTGGTATGGCACTTGGTGCTACTATAACAACTATCGCTGGTATGACTTCACTTACATCAGCAACAATTACAGATGGAACAATGACAATCAACGGTGGTAATATTAGTGCAGCTGGTACTATTGCGGCAACAACTGTTACTGCAACAACTGTGACAGGTTACTATAAAATTGCACAGTGGAAAACATTGGTTGCTGGTTCAGCAGACTTTGCTGCGTTTAAAACAGCAGTCGCCGCTCTGTAATATAAAATCATAAGGAAGGTATCCTATGGCTCTAGATAGATTAGGTTCTAATGCAATTGCTGATTTAGCGGTATCAGCTGCTGATATTGCAGCTGGTACTATCACTACAGCACAGATTGCTAATGATGCAATAACAACTGCAAAGATTGCTGACACAGTAAATCTTGGACGCAGAAATATTATTATTAATGGTGCTTTTAATATTGCTCAAAGAGGCACTAGTAGTACAACAGGATTGTATCAAACCGTTGATAGATGGAAATTAAACTATGGCGGTGGTGGTACTCTTACACAGTCTCAACATACTTTAAGTTCTAGTGACACTCCATATACTCTTGGGTTTCGTAAGTCTTATCATGCAACTGTTACTTCTGCAAGTAACGCTGCTGGAACTTTTTCACAGTTGGAACAACATATCGAAGCACAAAATATTGCTAGATCTGGTTGGAATTACACAGATCCAAATTCAAAGTTAACTCTTAGTTATTGGGTTAAAAGTTCTTTAGCTGGAACTTATTATAGTCAGTTTAGAACTATAGATGGAACATCTTATTATTACAACAAAGCTTTTACACTTGCAGCTAACACTTGGACAAAAGTAACATGTACAGTTCCTGGCAACTCAAATCTTCAAATTGATGATAATACCGATCATGGGTTTACAGTTGTTATTTGTCCTGATTATGGAACTACTTACACTGGACACTCACAGGCAGTTACAGAGGCTTGGTATAATAGAACACAAACTGCTGGATATTTTCCAAACTTTGCTCAGGATTGGTCTAATACCGCTGGAGCTACATTTGAAATTACAGGCGTTCAATTGGAAGTTGGCGACACGGCCACACCATTCGAGCATCTTACATCATCTGAAGACCTTGCGATTTGTCAACGGTACTTTTACAATCCTATGTCTGGAGGCAATGGACAGGCAGCTCAAACCAATCTTACTGCAAATGTAAATTTTGGTACAGTTGTTGCAGGCACTAACGTAGGACATTTTGCTTTTCATGTACCCTTTCCAGTAACAATGAGAACAATTCCCACATTGACACATAACATTAGTAATTCTAATTTCTCAGGAGGTAGTGCTCCAAGCGGTAGTCAAGTTGAATTTTATTATCAGAACCAAGGTTATACAGATCAGGCTGGGAACGGAAATCTCAACACATTGGCTAGACACGCTCATTCTAATTCTGGTTGTATGGTAGGAACATATTACATATCACCTAGTACTGTTCGACACGATCAATTTATTATTGGAGCATCATTACAATTTCATTTTAGTGCAGACATATAGGAATAAATTATGCAAATTAAAACAGTAACAAAAATACCGAATGATGATAGTAATCTAATGGTTGTATACAATGATGCAGATGGTAATGAAATCACTGGTATCACAACATCTGTGCCAGTAGCAGAAGGTAATATAGACTATCAAGAGATTTTAAAATGGGTAGCAGATGGTAATACAATTTCAGATGCACCCTTCTGAGAACAGAATAAATAATATTATAGGAAAGAACAATGGCAGCAATTATTACTGAAAAATTCAGACAACATAATGCAGAACAGTTTTTGGAATCTTTTTCAGAAACAGCTGCATCAAATTATTATCTATTCATTGGTAAAGCAACACCTTTTACTACAACAACATCTGGTGGTACAGATACAACACCACCAGCACCTCAAGATACTGTTACTGTAGAAAGTTATAAGTGGGATTCAATGCTTGCTGCCAAGAGAATTGGATCTACTGACGTTTCATTTTGTGTTCCTCGTAGGAACTATGTTAACGGAACAGTTTATGACATGTACGAACATGATGTAACAACAACTAACCCAGCACAGTCTGGTGCGATTAACTTGTATGATGCAAAGTATTACTTTATGACTTCAGAGTTTAAAGTTTATAAAGTACTAGACAATAATAATGGAAATGCCATTGCTGCTGGTGCAAATGGGCCAACATCAACTTCATCCACACCATTCTTTGAAGGTGGTTACTATCTTCAGTACATGTATACACTCACAACATCTGAGGTTCAGAAGTTTGTTACAACAGATTTCATGCCAGTAAAAACAGACACAACTGTTTCTGCTGATGCTGTGACAGCATCAGGTGATACTGCACCATATTCAGGCGCTCCTATCAAAGTTGTTAGAGTTACTTCTGGTTCTGGTTATTCTAACAGCAACGGAACTGACGGTGCTGGTGGGCCAGGCGGTATCTATTATTCACCAATTCGTGGTGACGGTAGTGGTGGTAAAGTTAAGATTGTTGTGGTTGGTGGAGAGATTAAAGCTTTCGGTTCTAACGCAACAACCAATACACAAATTGAAGCTGCTGGACAGAACTACACTTATGGTGTGGTAAATCTAGGTGAGGTTTATAAGGATGCAAATTTATCAACTGCAACAACAATTGGTAGTGGTAGTAATGGTGTTATCTCGCCAGTAATTTCACCAAAAGTTGGACATGGGTTCAATGGACAAGAAGAACTTGGTGGACACTTCGTAATGATGAACACCAAACTAGAACAAACTGAAACTGATGATTTTGCAATCGGAAACGATTTTAGAGAAGTTGGTATACTTGTTGACCCAACAAATGCTGGTACAACAACAGCTGCAACTGCAACACAAGCAAGACTAACATATGCAGTGAAGTTTTCTTCTGCTACTGGAACATTTGAACCAGATGAAAAGATTACACAGGCTACTAATAATGCAACTGGTAGAGTTGTAGAGTTTGATGCTACAAATAATATTCTTTACTATCAACAAGAACAATTTTTAAACTATGGTATTAACTCAAATAGTTCATCTTCGACATATCAACAATACATTGCATTTACTGGAACTAATACTATTACAGGTGGTACATCTGGTGCTACTGGAACTCCAGCAAATACATCACCAACGGAAACACTAAGTAATGGTGGATCTATTGCATTCACATCTGGTGGTGGAGGGTTTGCCCTTCCAGAACTAGAACCAGATAGTGGAAAATTAATTTATGTAGAAAATCGTAGACCAATTTCTCGTGCTTCTGACCAAACAGAAGATATAAAAATTGTTGTCGAATTCTAATCATAATAGGAATGTGAAATAAATGGCTACTAACTTCAACGTAAACCCATACTATGATGACTTTGATTCAACCAAGAACTTTCATCGTGTTATGTTTCGTCCTGGCTTTTCAATTCAGGCTCGTGAACTTACACAATTACAAACTGTAATCCAAAGACAACTTAATAACTTTGGTGAACATGTTTTTGAACAAGGTTCTATGGTAATTCCAGGCGATATTAATATCGACATGGAATATGAATATCTTAAAGTTGAATCAATTTACAATGCACAAGACGTTGAAGGTTATAGAACAGATTTTCAAAACAAAATTATTACTGGACAAACAACTGGTGTCAAAGCAAAAGTAATTGGTACAGTTGCAGCTTCTGGTGATGATCCTTTAACAATATATTTCAAGTATGAAGATAGTGGTACAGATGGAGAGACAAAAACATTTGCGTCTGGTGAAACTGTTCTTGCAACAAATGCTGATAATACAACTGCACTAAACCCACTACTAACAACAAATCAAGTAACAGAACTTGGTGCAAATATTCAATCGACAAACGATCCAGTAGGAACTGGTTCTGCTATACTTGTACACAAAGGTGTTTACTTTGTCAATGGTTTCTTTGTAGAAAATTCAGAACAGGTTATACTTTTAGACAAGTATAGTTCAACTCCTTCTTATAGAGTTGGTTGGACTATTGCAGAAAGTTTTGTTTCACCTGAAGAAGATGCATCTCTTCTAGATAATGCAACTGGAACATCAAACACAAATGCGCCAGGCGCTCACAGATTTAAAATCAATCTTACCTTATCAAAGAAAACTCTTACTGCAACTGATGACACCGACTTCATCGAACTTGCTCGTGTTAATCAAGGTACTGTTGAAAAGTTTAAAAAGTATGCAGACTATGCTGAGTTGGAACATACACTTGCTCGTAGAACATTTGATGAAAGTGGTAACTATGAAGTTCGTCCATTCCTTTCTGAAACTCGTGAACATCTAAACGATGGAACAAATCGTGGTATCTATACTCAGGCTTCTGGTGGTGAGGAATCTAAATTAGTATTCGCAGTTGAGCCTGGCAAAGCATATGTTGAAGGTTATGAACTAGAAACTATGACAACTCAGTTTGTCAAGACTGATAAACCAAGAACATTTGGTCGTGTTAACGATAAACCAATTCAAACACCAATCGGTAATTTTGTTCTCGTAACAGCTGTGTCTGGTGTACCAGAGATTGATGAGTTTGAAGTTATCAGATTATATGAAGATTTAGGACAGAATACACAGATTGGTTCTGCAAGAGCTCGTTCATTTATTCTACACGATGGTGACTATCAGGGTACACTTGCGACAAAGAAATTTAAACTTGGACTCTTCGATATCAACATGAATGCTGGTTTCGATTTTGAAAGAGATGTGAAATCTGTAGATAATGTTGGTGCAACCTTTACTGCAAACATAAGTCCTACACTCGTATCACTAACTGGTACTGCAACATCTACAACAGGTAGTACTACTATTACTGGTGTTGGTACAGTATTCTTACAAGAAGTTGAAACTGGTGATGTTATTTTCCTCAACGATACACTCATTGGTTCTGTCGCAAGTATTGGTGGACAACAAGCAATTACACTAGATGCTAATGGTGCAGCTGCTGTCTCTGGTGGTACAATCAAAAGATTTAAAGCAGAACTTGTTCGTCCAGATCAAAAGTTACTTGTATTCCCAACAAACTTTTTCAGAGTTAGAAAAATTCGTGGTGACTCAACTTCAAACCCAGACAACGAAAAGTCTACTGCATATACAGTAAGAAGAAAGTTTGCGCCTGCAACCGTATCAACAAACTCAGTTTCATTTACAGTTGCTGGTTCAGATGAAACATTCAGACCTATTTCAGACTTGAGAAACTATACTCTTGTTGTTGCAACAGGGGCAAGTCCTCGTTCAGCTGGTGACATTGTTGATATCACTAGTGCAAAAATGGGATTGAGTGGTTCGGATAGAACAATAACATTTAGTGGACTTAATGCTGGTATTACTAATGTATTGGCAAATGGTGACACAGTTACATTGATTGCATCTATTCGTGTATCTGCAAATGACGCTACAGAAAAAACTAAAACACTTCAGTCTGCTGCTACAGTTGATATCACTGGTCAAACTTCAGTACAATCAACAGAGGTTACACTTGGAAAGGCAGATGGATTTAAACTTACAAGTGTTTCAATGCAACCCAGTGGATTTGGTGCATATGCAACTTCTGGTGCAATTGATATCACAGAGAGATATGATTTTGATGGTGGACAGAGAGATGCATTCTATGATCTCGCAAGAATTAAACTAAAGCCAGGACAACCAGCTCCAACTGGTGCGTTGCGTGTTACATTCGATTTCTTTACACATGGTGCTGGTGATTACTTTTCTGTTGACTCCTATGATGGTGTTGTAGATTACACTGCTATTCCAACTTACACATCTGCAAACGGTGATGGTAGTTTCTTTGAACTAAGAGACTGCATTGACTTTAGACCTCGTATTGATGACACTGGTGCAAACTTTACAAATGCAACTGCTGTTGTTTCAGAACTTCCTGCTATCGGTACAAACATGGAAGCAGACTTCTCATTCTTCCTCGCAAGAATGGATATCATGTTCATGGATAGACTTGGTAGATTTGATATTATCCAAGGTGTACCAGCTCTTGATCCACAGAAACCACAACAACCAGACAGTGGAATGGTTCTATTTGAAATGGTTTATGAACCATATGTCGTGTCGTTGAATGAAGTTCAAGTTACTAAACTTGATAATCGTAGATATACAATGCGTGACATTGGTAAACTTGATAAGAGAATTACAAATCTAGAGTACTACACATCTCTCAATCTTCTAGAAAAAGAAACTGCTGATTTGGTAATTAAAGACTCTGCTGGATTTGATAGACTAAAGAATGGTTTTGTTGTAGACAACTTCACTGGACACATTATTGGTGATATTCAAAATACAGATTATAATATCGCAGTTGACATGACTGAACGTGAAGCTCGTCCAAAGGCATTTACTGATAATGTACAGATGCTTGAATCTGTTACCAGTGATGCAAGTAGATCTTCTGCAAATTATACAATGCATCCAGACGGAATTGTTACTCTTCCATATACATCAGAAGAACATATTAAGAATCCATTTGCTTCAGATAGTTTTGATACAAACCCATATAAGGTTGCACCATTTACTGGTGAGATTTTCTTAGTTCCATATTCAGATGATTGGAATGATGTTGAACGCCGTCCAGACGTAGTTGTGAATGACGATAATAACTTTGATGTTATTCGTGAACTTGCAGATGCAGCTGGTGTAACAGGAACAGTATGGAATTCATGGCAGGATAACTGGTATGGACGTAGAGTTCCAACTAGAACAGAAGTTCTATCTCGTAGAAATAATACTTCAGCTCAAAGGGTTCGTGGTGGTACACAATACACAACCACACAAACAGTTCAGAGTAGACAGGTGTTCTCACAACAAGTAGGACAAGTTAGTTCTGGTATTAGAACTACTATGCAGTCTACAGTGGAATCAAATAATCTTGGAGACAGAATTACTAGTATCTCTATGATTCCTTTCATGCGTTCTCGACCAATATCTGTAAACGTAGGAAACCTAAAACCAAAAACAAGAGTTCATGCATTCTTTGATAATGAAGATGTAAGTAACTTTGTTCGTCCTGCTGATATTTTCAAAGTCAATGGTTCAAACATTAGATTTAGTCCTAAAGATATTCAATCGCCTGGCTCAAGTGGTAGTACTGACTCTGCTCGTTTTACAGACGGTGAAGATGATTTTGCAAATGCATTTAACTATGGTGACATTATTCGTAACCAAACTCAAACTGCAACTAATATTTCTGGTGTTGTTAAAAACAGTACGACTGTTGCAACAATAACCGTTGCAAGTGTATCAGGTATACGGCCTGGACACCATGTACAACTTAGTAGTATTAGTGGTTCAACACAATTGAACTTTAGAAATTCTTTACAAAATAATTATCTTGTTACTTCTGTTAATACTTCAGCAAATACCTTTACAATTACAAATATTGATGGTAGTGTGCTGGGTACTGTTAGTTCATATTCATCTGGTGGTTCTTGTCAAAGACTTCAGGCTTCTTGTCACGTTGCAATGGAAGGGCCAGGCAGTACATCAATTAGAGAAGTATACGCAACAAACATAATTAATGGATTTGCCATAAGTGATGTTTGTACTGGTACAGTAAGTAGAAAAAGTGTAAATGGTGGTGGAGTTAACCAAGTTACTATTACAGAAATTAATGGTGGTACTTCAACAACAACCAACCCAACAGTATTTACAAACTCTTCCAATCTAGTAACCAATTCTATTGGTCAATTTAGTGGAGTTTTCTATCTTCCAAATACAGATACACTTCGCTTCAGAACTGGTGAAAGAGTATTCAGACTTATTGATAATGTCAATAACGAAAAAACAACTGGTGCGTTTACATCAGCCGCAGAAAGAATTTATTCTGCAACTGGTATTGCAGAAGAGAGAGAACAAACAATTCTTAATGTAAGAAAAGCAGAGTTTGTTCGTGATAGAGTTCAACGAGAAAGAACTGTTAGTAGAGAACTTCGTGGTGGTGTTAATACATCTAGAAGACAAATTGCAAGTTCGTTTGTTGCTGATCCACCGCCTCCGCCTCCACCTCCAAGAAGAGGTCATGATCCACTTGCACAGACATTTATTAACCAAGGTGAAGAAGGTGCATTCGTTACTAAAGTTGACTTGTTCTTCCAAACTGCTGGTACACGACCTGTATATGTTCAGTTAACTGATACTGTTGATGGACACCCATCAAACAAAGTACTTGCACAAAAAGTTCTTAAACCAGAAGAGATTAATGTTTCATCTGATGCTTCTTCTTCGACAACTTTTGAGTTTGACTCACCAGTATATCTTAAAGACGATGCTGAATATGCTATTGTAATTAAGGTTGATGAGCCAGGATGTAGAGTATTCTTCTCAGAAGTTGGTAAAACAAATCTTGCAGACGGTAGATTGATTTCTGCGAATCCATTGGCAGGAACATTATTCCTATCACAGAATGGACAGTCATGGACACCACATCAATATCGTGATGTGAAGTTTACTCTCTATCGTGCTAAGTTCCAGACAACATCTATTGGTGTTCCAACATTTGTTAATTCAATTGTTCCTAGACAATCACTTCCAACAAACCCATTTGAAGTAAATACTAACTCAGCTGTTATCAGGGTTCTCCACAAAAATCATGGTATGAAGGTTGGTGATAAAGTTAAACTCAGAGGTATAACAGATGGATTATATGGTGCGAATAGTGCTACTGTTGGTATTGACTCAGAGTTCTTTAACAAAGATCACACAATTGCAAATGTTGACTTAGATGCATATACTATTCCTGTCGCATCTTCAGATGTTGTTGGTGGTACACTTGCAAATCTGACACACGACTTTGTTGGTGGTTCTGGTATTACAGCTACAAGAAATATTACTATTGATGTTCTGCAACTTGCAGTATCACAAGTCAAGTTGCCAGGCACAGAAATTACATATCGTTGGACAGGTATGGACACAGGATATTCAAAGTCTGCGGCAACATTCATATCTGAAAACTCAAACTACTATCCATCTGAAAGAGAATTGATTGCAAACGAATTAAATCAAAACTTAAATCTAAATGGTGGTAGAACTAATAATATTATTTCTGGAACATCTGGAAGTATTACTGCTAACATGTCAACAACTAGTGAATGGTTATCACCAGTTCTAGATACTGAAAGAATATCTCTATGTTGTACAACTAATAAAATTAGTAACTATACACGTTCATCATTTAATGTTTCGGCATTAGATGATAGAATAGTATCTAATGCAACTGGTGCTATGGTCTTCAATACTAATGGAACAGTTACTACTTCTGTTGCTAACATTAAGAGTCAATTCTTAACACTTGACATTGGTAAAGAAATTACGGTATCTGGAACTTCAAGTAATAACACAACATTTACTATTACTGCTGTTGCAAGTGATGGTGCCTCTATTGGAATAACTCCAGCTCCAGCGAGTGAAACAACAAGTAATGCTGTGATAACACAACATGAAAGATACTTGGATGGTATTGCTCCAATTGGTACATCAAACGCTGCAAACTATATGACTAAGAGATTTTCGGTTGAGAATCCAGCAACTGCTCTGAAGATATTGTTTGAGGCAAATCGTCCAGATCCAGCTACAATTAATGTTTATTATAAGATTATAGAAGAAGGGGATATTAGAGATTTCGATAGTATTCCATACAGACTTGCAACACCTGATAGAACTGATAATCCAGATGAGAACCCAGCGTTCTTTGCTGAGAGAGAATACACTATCAGTGGACTGAATAGTTATTCAACTGCTGCTGTTAAATTGGAACTAAAATCAACTTCAACAGTTGAAGTACCAAGAATTAAAAACCTAAGAATTATTGCATTGGCGTTGTAAGATGGATAGATTAAAAGTAGAAGGATACAAAGGACTAGAACGAGACATGAATAGTAAAGCTATTATAAACACAAATCGTTCTACCTATGAATCATATATGAAATCTATGGAGAATAAAAAAATAGAACGAGATCAATTAAGAGACACGGTTAGAGAGATAAATACTTTAAAGTGTGAAATGCACGAAATAAAATCTTTGTTGATACAGTTAATGGATAAGAAGTAATGGCAAATCGTAACGCACCAGCTAGTACCACATTTGAACAGTGGAGAGTAGAGTTTAATAATCTCGGCGCAGATGTCGGTGATGTATCAGCTCTTCCAACTACTATTAATGGAACAGCTGTATCTACTATTGCAGAATCAATAACTGAAATAGATTCTGCTTTGAGTAGTGTTTTATTTCCAAGTGTTATTGACTTTAACGACTCCACAGGGTCAAGTAATTTTAGAGTTAAGTTTGGTAACGATGATGATTTACAACTATTCCATGATGCAACAAATTCTCGTATACAACACAGTGGTACAGGTGATCTAATTATCAACACTATCACTGACTTAGATGTTCTTCAGATAGATGGAACAGATGTTGGTGGTGCGAATGCTGGTAGTCAAATTCTATTGGAAGATGGTTATATCATTCTTCTAGAAAGTGATGACGCTGGTGCAAAAAATAATGTGCATCTTGCATTTAATAATTCTAATAAACTAACAGTTTACTCTGGTGGTATTCAAATTAATGAAGGACTAGATGTTACTGGTGATATAGAAGCGGCAGGAAAACTTGCAATAGGATCTTCAGGAATAACAGACCTAACTGGTGCTATGAATGGTTCATTAACATTCCCAGCATCTGGTGGTAAAATTGCTACTGAAGGCTTCGGTATTGCTCTTGCGGTTGCTCTTGGTTAATCGTTATAAATAAAATAAAAGGAAAAGAATAGAATGGCAAACAATTTTAAAAATGCTTTTGCAACAAGTATCAGTACTAATTCTAGTTCGCCGACTGATGTTTATACTGCTAATGATGGTTCATCTGCCGTTAATTCAATTCTTATTGAACTTGATATTGCAAACACAGGAACTTCTGCTGTAACGGTAACAGTCTTAGTAAGGGATAGTAGTGCGTCAGCTAGTTTCCACATTGTTAAGAATGCACCAGTACCAGTTGGTTCGGCGTTGAAAGTAGTATCAGGACAGAAGGTTGTTTTAAACGGAAACGATAAAGTGCAAGTATATGCTTCGGCTGCAACTGTAGATGTTGTTGCATCAATTCTACAAGATGTAACATAAGGGGTAAAATATGTCTAACTATATTGGTGTACCACACTTAAATAAAGTATCCCCAGCGTTCCTAAAAGAAGATTTTCTAGGTTCTAACTTGAGTACCATTACAGTTAGTGGTGTTGCTCATACTAATGCAGTAGCATTATCAATAGAAGTGCCTGGTGGAAATACAGAAAACATACATGTAGTTCTAGATAACGTGGTACAAGAACCAGATGTTGCATATACAATTCACAATGATGCAGATGGTAATCCAAAGATTTTAAAATTCGCTGGTGCAATACCATCTAGTGGTTCGATTTACATGATACACAGAGGTGTTGGAACAATCAACATGAAACCACCAGCTGGTTCTGTTGGTGTAAACGAACTTGCTGCAAACTTAAAAAGTTTTACAACAGATGTTGCTACTGGTGATGGTTCTACGGTTGCATTTACTCTTTCGGAAGAACCAGCAAACGTAGCTGGTATTATGGTTTTCGTTGATGGTATTCTTCAGAAGGCAACAACAAACTATAGTCTCTCTGGTACAACATTAACATTCACAACAGCACCAGCAGCCGCTGCAGAGATTGAAACAAAACATTTAACAATCAGATCAATTGCTCGTAGAAGTACAGACTTTCAGTACGACACATTCACTGGTGATGGTTCTACAGTGGCATTTACTTTAGGTACTGCTGGTGCAACAACCAATAGTGCATTTATTTTCTATAACGGTATTGCTCTTAAACCAACTAGTGACTATTCAATTAGTGGTGTGACACTTACACTAACATTTGCTCCAGTTGCTCTTTCAGAAATTATGGCGAGGTATCAAATCTAATGGCTAGTAATTCAAAAAATCTTGCTGAACTTTTAAATAGTGATGTAACTCTTACTGCGACAGATATTGCTAATGATGCAGTAACAACTGCAAAGATTGCTGATGGTGCAATCACACCAGCAAAAACAGCTGGTATCGGTGGTGGTGGAAAAAATGTTATTGTCAATAGCGAAATGATGGTATCTCAAAGAAAAACCTCATCATCCAATGTTGGTAATCAATATGTTTTAGATAGGTTTGCAGTATATAAACAAAATACTGGAAGTACATATACTTGTTCTCAAAACAATGTAACAGATTTAGCAGGGTTTTCTAAATCATTAAAGATGGACTGTACAACTGCTGATACGTCTATTGCATCTAATGAAGAAGTAAAGATAATACATAAACTTGAAGGTCGAGAATGTCAAAGATTTGCAAAAGGACATGGTTCTGATGCTTTACCTATGACTTTATCTTTTTATGTTAAAACAAATAAAACTGGTGTTTATGTTGTTGAGATATATGACAGAGACAATGGTAGAGATGTTTCTGGTTCTTACACAGTTGCAAATGCAAACTGGAATAGATACACTATAACTTTTCCAGCAGATGCATCTGGTAAATTAGATAATGATGTTAATAGTTCTTTAGAGTTTTCATTTTGGTTAGTTGCTGGTTCAGCGGTGCAAGGTGGTACATTAAATACTGCATGGAGGGCAGGCACTGACCCTAGTAGTGCAACTGGACAAGTAAACTTTGCAGATAACCTTGCCAATGATTGGGAAATCACAGGCATCCAATTTGAAACTGGCAGTGCAGCGACACCATTTGAACACCGTTTATCTACAGACCACCTACTTGCTTGTCAGAGATATTATAATAGAACTAAAGATGATGTTGCATATGGGATGTTAGGAGGTTCTTTTATGACAGCTTCTGGTAATAGAGTAAAAGGTGTTATGGAATATCCAGTAGAAATGAGAGCACAGCCTGCTGTTAGTTGCATAGGAACAAATGCGGGCGCTTGGGTTGCTCAACAAGGGGATACATCATTGGCTGGAACTATTGCTTTTGATTCTGCTTGGAATATAGGGGGTGACACAAGAAATACTTGGTTAGATTTTACAGGCAATACAAATGGAACGCAAGGATACTCAGTACACTTTTATAGAAACAATAGATCCGTTGGAGATGGTTCTGCTTGTCTTCAATTTGATGCTGAGTTGTAAGGAGTTGTAAAGATGAATATAGAATCTGCAAAATATAAAGATTATGGAGCGTTTAAAAAAGACGGTATCATTGCAATAATAGATGGCACAAGATGGTCAATTCCTCTCAACCCAGATAATAGATTCTACGCAGAAATAATGCGCCAAGTAGAAGCAGGCACTTTAACCATTGCAGACGCAGACTAAATATGACTAAAGGAAAACAATAATGTCAGATTATATTGGAGCAACACCTTCCTATGGTGTATTTGATAGACAAGTCATACTAGGTAATGGCACTGCTACTACCTTTAATCTTGATTTCATGGCACCTCCATCTTCTTTGTTGGTGGTATTGAATGGTATTGTTCAAGAACCAGAGTTCTCATATACTACAAGTAATATCTCAGGACAACCTAAGATTACTTTTTCTGAGGTGATACCAAATACGGATAGGGTTTCTATCGTCTTTATGGGTAATGAACTTATTACCGCAAAGTCTGCTAATTCAAATACTCACATGGATGAGTTTAATGGAGATGGTTCTACAGTTGCATTTACTCTAACAAGAACACCTGTTGCTACAGCTGAAAACTTTGTTGTATTTGTAGATAACGTATATCAAAGATTTGGTTCTTCTTTTGCATATACTGTAACAGGTGATGTACTTACTTTTACTGGAGCTCCAACAGCAGGAACAAAGAATATTCAAGTTATACAATTAAATGGAACTAACACACTAAATACTGTTGCTAATGGAGCAGTTACTCGTGCTAAGTTGAACTTTGACCCAGAGGATGATGCAACTGCTCTTGCAATTGCTTTAGGATAAACATAGGAAAATAAAATGGCGAACACTTTCAAAAATGCAGCACTTGCTAACGTAAATCACGCTGCTTATGATACATTGTATACTGCACCAGCAAGTACACAAGTGGTTGTTCTAGGACTTGCCATCGCTAATAAGACAACAGCGGCCGCAACTGTCCAAGTTCAATTTACTGATTCTTCTGCTAGTCCAGCTACAACACATCAATTATTAGAGAATGTTAGTATTCCAGCGAATACTACATTGGAAACACTTGCTGGACAGAAATATATTCTGGAAGCAACTGATATTCTCAAAGTCAAGGCAGGAACAGCTTCCTCTCTTGATGTTGTAATGGGAATTATGGAAAAAACATAAGGTAGAATAATATGCCGTTTATAGGAAATCAACGCTCAAATAATTTTGGTGCTTCTGTTACAAAACAAGATTTTACACCAAATGGGTCAACTGTAGCATTCACATTGAATAGAAGTGTTGGTACATCTGCTGACATTGCAGTGTTTGTAGGTAATGTTCGCCAAGAACCTACAGATGCTTATTCTGTTTCAGGAACAACTCTTACTATGACGGCTGCACCACCAAGTGGTGTGAACTTCTATGTATTGTTTATCGCTGGGATAAATGAGAGTTCTTCAGTACCAACATCAGACTCAGTTCAAAGAAGTGCATTGTCTTTTGATGTAGGTGCATTCAAAGGTGATCCAAATACAACAGATGGTAGAGGAAACATTTTTAGAGTACACGAAAAAGAACTTAATACAAATGTAACAATTACTGGAACAGAAAACGCTTTATGTGCAGGGCCAGTTTCAGTTGCAACAGGTATAACAATTACAGTAGATTCTGGTGGAACATTGGTGGTAGGATAATATGAGTACATTCAAAGTAAATACATTACAAAGTGTAACTGGTGGTGTCACAACACTAACGAAGCAACATGCTGCAAAATTAATTGTTAAATACAATATGTCTGGCGCAGTTCAAGGAACTTCTTTAAATGTTTATTCTGTAGTGGATTCTGCCACTGGCAGACATTCTCAACAATTTACCAAAGATTTTACTACTGCAAAGTTTGTTTTTTCAGCCACAACTTCAGATACTTTAGGTGGTTCTAACCACGCAATGATAGTAGCTCAAGATTATGGAAATACTGTAAGTTCAAGTGAAACACGAGTCGGTATGGTGGATGGGGATGATGGTAATGTCTATTCAGACACAGATTTTTGTAGTGTTACTTTATTTGGAGACTTAGCATGAGTGAATTAATTATAGACAAACTTACTGGTAAAACCAATTCAACCAATATGACTATTGGGTCAACTCCTATAGTAAGTTCATCCGCAAACTCTATGTCAATTCGTGGTGAGGGTTCTAATACAGTTGATATTCAACAAGGATTATGCAAAGCTTGGTGTCAATTTAAAGGCACAGGTACAGTTGCCATCAATAACAGTTTCAATTTTAGTTCAATGTCAGATGTGGCGACAGGCAATTATACTT